AATGTATATGATTTCCCTTCATCACTTCGTTATATAATTATCGATGGTCTAAATACTATCACCAACGATGTATCATTGATGTCTACACCTAATTTATTACGAATTGACTTATTTGGTAATAATAGTGTTTCTGGTGATTTAGGAGGATTATCAAATACTGTCACCGAAATAAGAATACTAGGTAAAAATACTGTAACAGGTGATATATCAACATTACCACCTAATTTAACAAGTCTTAGAGTTCATGGAATCGCTCCGGGAGGTAATACCCTTTATGGTGATATCAGCACCTTAAACTATTCAACATTATCATTTATAGAAATTTTAGGTAATACTAATATTAGTGGTAATATTAGTACAATAAATTTAAAAACTGGCGCCTCTTTTCAATTAGAAGGTAACAATACATTAACAGGTGATATCGCCACTTTAGGTAATTCTAACGCATATGATTCAATAACTATAAGAGGTAATAATAATATTTACGGTAATATTCAAGATTTACCTTCTAATGCAATAAAAATTGGGATATACGGTAATAACACAATATCGGGTGATTTATCATTAATTAATTTAAACACCCAAGCATTATATATTTATGGTAATAACACAATATCATTATTCTCAGATAGTTCAAGAATTTTCACAGGTTTACTACAAATTGAAATTATTGGTAGTGGATTCAATAGTACTAATATTAATCAATTACTAACAAGTTATGCTAATTCAACTTGGATTGGATTTGTTAGAAAATTAAGAATAAAAGGTACGTCATTACCTAGATTCACAAACCAATCATCTTACGACACAATCGACATAACTAAAGCTGTTGATGTAATAATATCATAACATGGAAATAGAATATAATTTTTGTCTAAATATAAGTATTAATAACTTACAAATTCATTTTAATCCAAATGGATTAGATGGTAATGGATATAATCAATGGGTATCTGATGATTATACATATTCAATTAATTGGGACACCTCATTAAGTAGATGGAAATTGAATGGTGGTAATCTACCATATTCGGTTTATTCTTCCTTACCATCTTCTGTACCCCCACTTAACTCTTGGTATATATTAGGTGCTAACGGAACTGTTTCCGCTAATGAGGGTGTTTGTAATCCATTAGGTATCAACTCATTAACTTATAGTGTTAATCAACCAATATGTTCATGTGATGGTAATTTAATGGTAATGGTTTCAGGTGGTTATCCACCATATCAATATTCAATAGATAATGGTGTTACTTATTTTAATTCCCCAATTTTTAGTCAATTGTGTTCAGGTATCTACAGTATTAAAGTCGTTGATATAAGTGGAAACACTAATAGCAATAATGTAACATTAAATGAACCTGCACCACCAACATTATATAGTGTAAAATTAACAACAACATCAACAAATCCGGTTAATAATAATACGACATTAACCTATCAATATACAACAACTGTTAGTGTAACACCTGAATTACCAATCGGTACAACTATTAGTTTTAATATTAACCATAATAATCAATTCTACGTTTCACCAAATATAAACACCGCCACTTTAACAACAAACACAATATTAACAAAAAATAATGTTTCAATACCATTAAATTCAAGTACTTCCTCAACATCTAATACAAATTATAATCCAATTCAAGGATGTCAAAATTTAACAAACTATTTGAATTTTTATAATGAAATATGGGAATCATTAACTTTTACATCTTCTGATGTTATTACATTAAATACAACAACAACAATTACACAGAACGACCCATTAACATCTTGTACTTACACATCAAGTCAAGATTCATTTAGTATAGGTAACGCAACTATATCAGGTTGTGGATGTTGTCGTGTAGAAATAATAAGTGTTAGTTAAAAATAAAAAAAATAAGAATATTTATATCACATGGGATACATATTAAAAAATACACAAGGTTTACTTAGTACAAGACTAACCGATACTGCAAGACAAAAACTATCAGAAGGTAGTTTTAACATATCTTATTTTCAAGTAGGTGATAGTGAAGTGTCTTATAATACATTAACCGGAACACCTTATAATCAAACCTCAACAAAAATTCTTGAGCCAGCGTTTAATGCTCAAAATTCAACAGGTAAACCTGAATCTAACAAACAAAATGTTAAATATCCATATTATGTTGACGGAATAACCGGTAATACATATGGAATCCCTTATATGGCGTCAGTTCCTCAAACTGTATATAATAGAGCTGCTATGAGAGGATTTTTCACAGGTGATACTACCGCGACAACCATAACTTGGAGTGCTTTAACTAATAGCCAATATACTATAAACTCTAACTATCTTGTAAACATGTCTACCTTAACAGGTGGAAGTGTTGTTCAATTAATATATTCAGGGTGTAATTCAAATATTGTAAGATTACCAATGATTGGTGATTTTGTAACAATATACTATGATGGCCAAGGAGAATATAATTGTTATTGTGAACCAGGACCAACACCTACCCCTACTCCTACAATGACACCAACACCTAGTTACGATGCAAACCCAACTCCAACTCCAACTCCAACAATAACTAAAAGTGCCAATATATGTGACCAAGGTCCAACACCAACACCTTCAGCAACTTGTTGCACAACACCTTTACCACCTACTCCGACACCACCTGATTGTGAAATGTCAATGAGCAGTTGTTATCCAATATTAACATATAAAATTATTGATATTTGTAACGGTAGTTACACATTAGATAGACCAACACCTGATTTTTCAAACTTTTCAAATGGATGTTTTGCAAGAGTATTGGTATACCCACCAAATATGACAACAATATACGATAGTATTACACCTAACTCTCATTGGAATCAAAATGTAATTAATTTTGAATCATTATGTAGTACTGATGAATCTGATGTTAAAGTTTGGAATATGAATATTCCGTGGTCTGAAAATCCTGCCGGTTTATATGATTCAACATATAAAGGTTATCAATATTTTGGTTCAGCGTCTTATTTAGGTAGTAAAGAATACTTTGGATATATGTCTGACAGTGGACAAACCGATACAAGTGTTGTTTATTATTATAATTCATTTGATGAAACCGTTGTTGTTCAACCTAGTGAACAAAAAGCTATTGCAATTATTCATTACACCAATCAATCAATTGATTTCTTCTATGGTGAAAAATTTGCATTTGAACCTTACGACCCAAATAACCCTACAGATACAACGGGTGAAGCTCGTAACTTTAAATTACATTTGCCATGGCTTATGTGGCATAAAAACCCTGAATGTTGTAAAGGTCAAACCTTTTGGGTTGACCCACCAGGATTTGAAGATTTTGTTTCAAATACCGGAGAAAGTTTATTATTTACACCTCACTACATTTATTCAACTAAAAATTTAGGTATGAATGACCCGGGTATTAGATATTATAATTTATGGGATAATAATGTTAACGAGAGTAATGGTTTACCAAATAGAATTGGTAAAGTATTTCCTGACTCACAAATTATTATAATTGATGATGAAGAGATAATTGCTGCAATGTCTTACAAATCAAATCGTAACTGGACATTACCGGCACCTCAAATTGCATTAACAACACCTAATACTTGTATTGTTGAGAATAATCAACCAACAGTTAAAGGTATTTTAACTGCAGACACTGAATATATGTATGTAACTTACAGATTTAGTAATAATAGTTTATTCACAAATTCATTACATTGTAATTATTACACTAAAATTCAAGGTCCAAACATATCGTGTGGTTCATTAATCGCACAAAACGTATCAGTTAGATTTGGAGCGGAATTCCCTTGTTTAAATCAACCATCATTTAATCCAACAACAACCACAACCACCACAACGACTACATTATGTCCAACATCATGTGATATAATTACAGGGTTCTACGCAGACACATTACAAATTATTTGTCAAAAAGTAATTGGTACAGAAAGACCTGACCCGGCTGATTGGAAAATCATTGATTTTACACCACAAATAAGTGCAACAACAGTTAATGGTTATCTAACCGTAGATAGTTTAACAGGAACAACGTTTACCATCACTGAAGAGAACTATGCGGCGGCTGACGATTATAATTTAAATGATTTCATTCCATTAGTATCAGGTAATACAACAACACCTTCTTTAAATTTTGGTGATGAGTACTATTTCTATGGTTCATTAGAAACGGATATTGAAGCAACCATTTATGAAATGAAATATAAAATAAATCTTGGTCAAGCCGAGTTTCAATCAACCTCAAACCCAACATGGACTAAAGGAACAAGTTCATATATTACTGAAATTGGTCTTTACGATTCTGATATGAATCTTATGATTATATCAAAGCTGCAATCACCGGTCTTAAGACAAGGTATTCAACAGTTTTTGGTTAAATTTGATTTCTAATAAAATATGAAAAAAACACTTAAAGAAAGTCCTAAAGTTTTGGGATTAGATGTGAGCACCAAAACAATTGGTTGGGCATTATTTGATATACAAAGTCGAGAACTACTTGAATTAACTCATATCTCACCAATACCAAAACCAAAAGAAGAAAATAAAATAAAAGAATTACTTCTAAAAGGTCAAATCTTTAGAACTAAACTTTTAGAATATAAAGACATGGGTATTACTAAAGTTATTATTGAAGAACCTTTATTAAACTCAAACAATGTTTATACAGTTCAAACTTTATTAAGGTTCAATACTTTAGTTACTAAAGAAATATATGATGTATTAGGTGTTGTACCCGATTTCATATCAACATACAATTCTCGTAAGTTTGCCTTTCCGGAATTGACACAATTAAATGATAAAGGTAAATACGTGTTATTTGGAGGTCTTCCTAAAGACATTGACAAGAAAATGATTATATGGGACCTAATTGCAAAAAAAGAACCTCAAATCACTTGGTTATACACAAGAAACAATACTCTTAAAAAAGAAAACTTTGACCAAACAGATGCTTACTGTTGCGTTATCGGTCATATGAAACAAGAAAAAATATGGTAAAATAAATAACCCCTCTTAACGGAGGGGTTTTTTATTATTGACAACTACCTGAATTTACAATAATTTCTAATGTTGATGTTGATGCGACTGTCACACCAAGAAATACTACATTTATAAATTCTCCTCCTGCCAAGAATGACCCTGTTAGTGAAGCAATGATATTACCATTCTCAACTAATGAAACACAAACAGGTGTAATATCATTTGAATAAATTGTAACCGTCACTGTTTGATTATTAAGACCATACTGAGTACCATACATAGGGGTTAATGCCGCCACAGGGAAATTATATTGATTATCATATTGATAGAATGATACTGGTTGAATTTCTGTGATTTGTACATCATCTTTAATAACACTAACAAGAAAATTTCTTGTTGGTTCAATATTAATATCACTCTCACATTTTTCACAAGAATCAACTTTATCACCCTCTGAAGAATAAATAGTGTTACTAATTGTCGTAAAATAATTAGTGTTATATGTTGTGGTATTAGGCGGTAATGGATTTGGTAATCCCTGATATATTGCTCTCAATTGCCAACATTCTTGTTTACCTGATGTGTTAGTAGTACTAAATGAGTCCCCAATTAATAAACCAGGTAATACTAATACAGGTTGTAATATACGTGTTGTACCTATACACGGTGAATACAAATACCATAATGATGGTGAACTAGATGTAGGTGTTGGAGTTGGTGTTTTAGTCGGTGTTTGAGTATTAGTCGGTGTTTGAGTTGGTGTGTTAGTTGGTGTTGCTCCAGATGTTGATGTTGGCGTAGGTGTTGGTGTAAGTGTTGTTGTTAATGTTGGGGTTGGCGTTAATGTTGGCGTTGGTGTCGGAGTAGGTGTTAAACCACAATATTGACATGAGATATTATATTCAATAAACATATCAACAGTAACATCCGTCGCAACCAAATATTGTTCTTCACATTTTGCAATGATTTGAATCCCATTATTTAATGGGTCAATATTAACTTGAGCAACTTGGTCAAAACTTTCTAATAAAGCAACTAAAGCGTTAAAATATTCTTCATCAGTTGGAAAATCATTTAAGGCATAACTTATATAAAATTCTGAAGTTTTTGTAACATTCCCAATAGTCGCAACAATATTAAAAATTGCCTGATTAAGTAAACAATTAGTATACCCGGATGTTAAATCATAATAACCTTCATTTAACATTTCTTTCGGACCTTTTTTAACTAATTCCCCAATATTCTCAAATTCGCTATCACAAATATTAAATGTTTGAAATGACGCTATTAAATCAAATCCGTCTATAGTTACCCTTCGAGTTTTAACACATCCATTATTATCGGTTACTTGTAAACTATATGTTCCCGCACTTAAATTACTTAAATAATAACCTGTTTGACCATTTACGTTATTACTCCATAATAATGTGAAAGGTGGTGTACCATTTGTTATATAAGCGGAAACAGTTCCATCATTACCATTATTAGCGTCAGTTCCTGATATTAAAAAATCAACATCATTTGATGTTGCAATATCAAAATTAGAAGTTTGTCGACAAATAACACCGGGAGTTGATTCAGTAAGAGTTAAAGAATATGCCCCCGAATATAAATTATTAAAAGTATATGCACTTAATAGTGATTGGAAGGATTCACTTCCAATATTATAGGTATAAGGTGGTGTACCACCTGATATTGTAATTGTAACATAACCATTATTTAAATTACATGTTGTACCTGTAGTATCTACAGTAAACGTAAATAAAGGAGTATTATTTATAGAAATAGGCGAACTAACATAAGTACAACCCCCATTATCTGAAATAGTTAAAGTATAAGTCCCAGACGCTAAATTAGTAAAAACCCAACTTCTAAATTCAGTAGGTTGAATAATACTATTACCTAAAGAATCCGTTAAAGTGTAAGTAAAAGGAACTGCACCACCACTTATCTCAATATTTATTTTACCATCACTACCACCACAATTTGAATTAGTTGTTGTTACACTTACAATATTAAACCCGTTTGGTGGAATAATTGTTGTAGTTGGTGTTATTTTACATAAAGCAGCATCTGTAACTTGAACTGAAAAAGGACCTCCACCAATATTATAAAATGTTTGAATGGTACTAAACGATAAGTTAACCACTCCAGTTGATGCCGAATAATAGTATGGACCAGTACCTCCTGTAATCACAAGAGTTACTTCACCATTATTATTAAAACATGTTGGAGGTACTGTGGTAAATGAACCAAACCCTAATGGGTCAACTTCAGTTACTGTCGCAGTTTGAGATAATGTACAACCCAAACTATCAGTTATAAGTACAGAATAACTACCTGCAGTCAATCCTGTTATAAAATCGTCCGTTTCACCATTAGACCATAAATAAGTAAATGGTGATGTCCCTGTTAATCCTGTAACATATATTTTACCTGAATCAACATTCGCACAACCGGAATCCATTACAGTATAAAACCCCCAATTTATATTAGTTGATGGTTGAATTATTGTGGTTTCACTTTGTCCACTACATCCACCTCCATCATTAGCAGTAACGTAATAAATTCCCGGAGATAAATCATTAAAAATATAACTATTACTAATTGATAATCCCGAACTTACAAAACCGGTTAAGGTATTGTATAAATTAAAAGTCCCTAAACCATAAAAATTAGATGTTTGTCCTGTTATCGACCCATTATTTTCATTACACGTCGTATTTGCTATCCCCACAATACTAGCACAAGTACCACTAGATATATTAATATTCACAGGTAATGATGTCATTGTTGGTAAACAAGAATCAAGAATGTTAAATGAATATGTTCCTGAAGATAATGTGGTAGCGGTATAACCGGTTACTCCGGCACCTAAAACAATAGTTCCTAATGGGGGGTTAACCCACTGAATACTATAATCCGGTGCGGTTCCTGTTATATCAATACTAAACCCACCTAAATTAGAGTTAGTACAATCTCCCGATAAACTCGCTAATACATATGATAAACTACAAGCCATTAATTACATAAAATTTCAAAATTTATTCCAACATTCAATTTAAAATTGATTCCCGAATCATTTACAGAACAAATTGAACTATAAATAACTACATCGGTATCATTTAAAATATACTCAAAACCATACAAATCTAAACTATTTAATGCAGGTATTAACGCCGCATCCCATTGGGCTGTTGTTGGTGAATCTAAACCAGTGTTAAGATATCCTATACCTGTAAAGAACTGATATTGAACAATTACGACATCATCTAAACTTAACACCACATACCAAGTACTTTTTAAAGTATTCAGCTGACAATCATTTAACTCATAAGGAGGTTGTTGAGATGTTAAATAATTATTTAATAAATAACCTAACACAGCATTAAATGATTGTAATTGTGGATTAGTTTGCCATGGATAGATTGAACATTGTACTGATTGTACATAACAATCATAAGTAAATAGATTACTAACCATCGAACATGGATTACATGGTACAGGAATTAACTGACATCCTTCTTGTCTTCTCCAAACAAATTTTTGTCTATGGAAGATTGAATTCTCATATTTAACACCTGTATTCCAAATAGTACTTGCTGGTATCATTTGTTCCACAAGTCGTACCCAATAATCACCCATACCATCTACATACTCAATCATATTACTATAGTTGAAACTACCATCCGGTACTCCAGCTAATTTCTGAGCGTCTAAATATTTCCAATAAATTGATTGAAGGGTTGGATATCCCATTGTCTTACCATCTGTTGAAAATTGTCTGTTTCTAACATTAATCATGTTTTTCCAAAATGTTTGGGCAAACTCAAAGAATGTTTTACGTTTTGGTTGTGGATTTATTTCAGTCCAATCCACCCCACCTCTCATTGGATAATTAGAAACAGGATTTGGGTCACAATAAGTTGGTTGAACATAATTTAAACCTTCATTAGGTATTGGAAAATTATACTCCCTTGACATCACCCACACATCATATGATAAACCTTGAGCAGGATTTAAAAATAAATCAGTATTTTTGGCGTTAAGAACTAAATCGTCATTTGTTGTATAGTATCTTGCATTATAACCACCATCTAAATTTGAACGTAACCCAACTTCAGTATCAACCCAACTTTTATTATTATCAATGGTTTGTGATAGATTATACCCTAAATTCATAAAAGGGAATTGTCTAAATCTATCAAAATATTCTTGACCATAACTATATGGCGTTAAAACCGTTTGATAGTTAGGATTTGCACCTGTAAATACACTATTGGTAAAACTTACTTCTTCAGGGGCTCTATGTTTTGGTGTTTGTTCAAACCATCCACTACCTTTTTCAAAGAAAAAATCTTCTGTATTTGGCGGAGCTTTAGGGAAACCAAATACATCCATTGGATATTCATCTTTGGTTATATTAACATCTTGAATTACTGTGGTAGTTGTAAAACCAGTGTATTCAATATTTCTAATTTTATATGTGTTACCCGCCTCAAGTGTTGGTAATTCTTGAGTATACGTACCACCTGATATTTGAGCAAACTCACTATTAAATTGATTAACATTAATTCTTTGGTCGGCTAAGTAAATGTACTCATTAAATTCAATCAAAGCATCCGGAGCACCAATTAACGCCATTAAAGTTTCAATTGATTTTCTTGTTCCTTTTGATTTGAACAGGTAAGCAGAATTTAATATTAAATTTCTATAGTATTGATAATTTAATTCATCAGGTGTTGTAGCATCTGATATACCAGGATATTGAGACCTGTCTGTATTTGTTTGACCAAACACAGAACTTAAAAAATCATCAGTTGACACTGGTGACATATTTGTTTGCCATCCTAATGTTTGTGATAAATTTTTAAGTAATTGAGATGGTATATCATCACCAGGATTATAATGTACTGAATTCATAAATGCCAAAGCACTTATAAATTTATTTGTCTCATCAAAACTTCTACCGTAAATTTGTAATACTTTTTCCATTTTTTGACCTAATGTGTCAAATTCTTGGAATGCCCCGGTAGTTAAAAATCTTGCAATAATGTTTGTTTTATACTCATCCATTGATGCTCCAATATCATTTAACTGAACTAAATAATTTGTGAAAGCATTTGTTACTATATCAAGATTCCAAGAACCATTTAATGGGAATGTTACGAACTCTTGTGAAGTGAAATAACTACCGTCTTCAGCATCTCTTGGTACATTAAAATTTGCAGTATATTTTGGGGTCACATTTCTATTTAGTAAGAAATTTTCAACTTCATCTAAATCTTCATTAAAAATTCGATTAACTTCATAATCATTTGGTCTAATAACTAAATCATCAAAAGTAACAGTTTGAAATGGAAATGGATGGCCACTAACACTTATGTTTAATGTTCCGGATGTTAAAGATGTTGTAGGAATAATTGCGGTTACATTATAACCATTACCATTATAATATAAACTATAATTAGCGTATTGAACCGTCATGTCTCTAAGCGCAGATACCTCAATTTCTTTTAACGCAAGATTTCTAGTTGAATTTATTGTAAAATCAATAGCAAATGGATTTCTTAAACGAGAAACATCTAAATCAAAACTAGTTATATTAACAATTTCATCATAAGTTATATTTGTTGCGGTTTCACCTTTAACATAATTTTCACCCATAGTAGTCGCCTCAAGAGCCGCGGGGAATTTAGATATAATTACCTCAACAGATGTTGATAATCTTTTCACTAAAGACCCGTATTGAGTAAAATTAGTAATTTGACTTAAATCAAAATTTGGATAAACTTTAAAGTTATTTTCAAATATTGTTCTTGATTGAATATTACTATCTAACCCTAATCCTTCTAAACTAATTGGGTCTGAAAATGTTCCTGTATTAAAAGTTCTATTCGTTTTCTCATTAAAAGAAGTCGCAAATTCAAAATTACCTTGCATCAAACCACCCCCTGTGACTAATTGGAAACCAACTAAATCATCAGAGAATGAACTTGCACCAGATGGACCTTGTGGAGGACATGTAAATTTTTGTAATGCCATTATTCAGTTATGTTTGTAAAGTTTTTACTAAAATCAATATTATCCCCTCTATTTTGTCTAACTTCATATAACAACGTATTAAATTGGTCTCTAATTTCGTATAAGTTATATTGTTGGTAAATGTTATTATTTGCATCGTAGATTGTGTAAATACCGTCATCCATAGATTTAGTTTGATTACCATAAAGTGCAATAGCCAATGTTGAGAAATCTTGGTCAGCAATTTCAATATCAAGAGTAATAGGATTAAAGAAGGTATTAGACATTATAATATTTTGATTTGGCTGTCCAATATATGGTGTTGCGTTTGGTTTGTTTGTCGGAGATGACGACGGAGAAACCGTACAAAAGATTATATTTGTATTATTATCAGTATATCTATATCTTATAGCTTTTTGTGATGTATTTGTCAAATTTTGAACAACCGGTTCACAAAAGAATGATGATGTAACAATTCTAAAGAAATTAGGTATTTTTGTTCCATCAGAATTTAAATACTCAATTCTAAAACCAACTAAACCTTGATTAACGAATTTATTTCTAAATTGAGATGGTACATCGTTCAAATCAATTACAATTCCTTTTACGTTAGGTAATGATGATAACACACCACAATCTAAAATACTCGTTCTAATCTCCGCTGGTCTAATATATAAGGTGTAGATACCTAATTGATTAAATTGTTCAGCAGGTAGTCTTAAATTGTATAATCCACCTAATATTTCCACATTAGGGTTTGGGCTTGAGCTCGTTTGTTGATTATTAAAATAAGGTCTTAATATTGATACAGCATCTAACTTTGTTAATACAAAATTATCTGTTTCATCTCTTGATGGTGTATAATTAAGAATGATGTCCACATCTTCCGGTGATACATCTGCGGGTCTTATTGTACCGTATGTTCCTGTTGCCATATTATTATTTTAATCTATTTTTATTATGTTAAAAAATTTGTAACCATATTTTTCAAGGTCACCTAAATTATCTACTTCCCCTAATCTTTCCATTGATTCTAATCCGGAAACTTTTCCTCTCTCTATAAATACATTGGATTGAACTTCTGGCTCGTCAATTACATTTAATAATGCTTCATTTTTTACAATTGGTTCACATACCGTATCTATTGGTGTTACACCACTAACTACAAAGAGTGTTGTTCCATCACTATAATCATAATAATCAACACCATTAATTGTATATCCGGTATATAATTGATTACCATTTGCACTTCCACCCCAATATGTCCCTACCACACCGGTTGTACCTGTTATCTGAACCCCAATCTTATAATACCCATCAACTAAAGTAGATTTGTTACCATAAACTCTTAAATCCGCCACTGATGATTGAGTATAACCTGTAACAACTAATGGTACAGTTAAATAAGGGTTAATACCACTTTGATATGTATCACAACTAGCGTCACCACTATAAATAAAGTCATAACAAATTGGTGTTGCCGACCAACTACCACCCATTGGAGTAAAACAAGTTGTACCTTTTGGGTCTAATATAGTTGCGTTTGTAAATGGTACATTAACCGTTTTCTTTACCACATTAGAACCCCACGGACTCATACCTGACATACTAATTGTAAACCCACTAGCCGGACTTGCTTGAGAATAAGTGTGTTGATAAAAATTAGGACTAAAATTTGTGACGGTTTGTTTTGGCGTTCCATCACCCCAATCTATTTCATAAGACGAAAATTCTAAATATTTTTTAAATTCAACATCAGAAGTATTATAAAAATTGTAAGTATATGCTGATAAAGTATTGGCTGAAAATAAAAAATTAGTCATAACTTCTTGTTGGACAATCATACCATCAAATACAGAATAATACCCAACGTCCACGGTATTTTCAGTTATTAATATTGGAATAGTCATTCCGGTTAATAATGATGTACCTCGTTTGAGTGTTGCTTTTGAAATATTAGAAGTAGCTGTTGTTCCCGTAGCACCTGTTAATATTTGAGTCATTGATGAATATACATAAGCAGACCCATCAATATATTTGGTCACTTCTCTAGTATAAATGTCACAACAAAAAGGAATTCTCTGTTGCTCAAGATATGGGTCTCCGATATAACTAATTTTAAAAACATCACCATTAATTACTTCAGGAGATATCCTTATACGATATGTATTTGCACTCATTATGGATTAATATATTCATACCATTTTATGGAACTTGTAGTTCCTACTCTAACATTTAAATCATCCAAGATTTCATAGGTTTTGTTAACATAATCTAAATTAACTTTATAATAAAAATACTTCGACTCAAACTCGAAAGCACTTGGTATTGTTGGAGGAATTTGAGGTACTTTCATCATTTTAACATATACTCCCAACTTACCATCAAAAAATTTAGCACTCATATAAAAAGTAGTTAAATCATAAAATTTGATATTTTTTAACCAATAAATGAAAAACCCTTCCTTATCACCAACAAAATCTAATTTGTAGGATGGACGTTTAATTAAAACATCCGGAATATAAGGTGATAATGTAACCAATTCAGTAAAACCCTGTTGAACCGGTATAATTATTGTGAAATAATTAGTTTGAGATTTACCATCCATAGTATCGTAAAAATCCAATTTGAAAAACGATTTTGTAAAAGGTTTTTCATAATAATAAATTTCACTTTTATCAAACCCTTCAGGTAAGTAACTATTCACCCAATCATTACTAGTCGCAGTCATTACATTATTAACATTACCACTATAAAAATGAAAATCATATTTAACATCAGTTTTTGTATCCTCATTATATGGTTTATGAGAAAATCTTAATAATTCAAAATCTTCAGCAACACCAATTATGTCCTTTATAACGTCTTCCTCATAAAGTTCAATACTATCTTCCTGTCCGTACATATCCCATTTCAGTTCAATCGGTAAAAGAATGTACTGCTCATCATTTGGGATTACAAATGTAAATTTATTACTCACAATCGTCAATTATTGGTTCTGCTGTTATGTTCTGTTCATTATAATTAGTACCTTCAGGTATTATTCTGAAAATAATGTTTGAATACGGGTAATGAGCCCCATTTAAAAATGGATAATTAACCCCAATATTATTAGAGTCAACAAATCCATAACTATATAAATCTTTCCATAAAAAAGTATCTTTACTTGGGGAGTAATACGCGTAATTAGGTACATCCACAACATTTTTCTTATTTCCCTCTTCAATGTAATCAGAAAATTGTCGTATAGTTAAAGAATTATGTGGTTGATAATAATAACCAAACGGATTTGTTGTTGACATTTGATTCCCTGTTGAACTTTTTGGTGTTCCAATATTGAACACCTTAGCGTTATACGTTATCTTATGATATAAATTAGAAATAACTCTTTCTGTTTGTTCAAAATTATTCCATTCACAATAATCACCATCTAATGTATCACCATCTTTTAAAGACCTATTATACGTAAAAACTATCGGTGAATTATTATATTCACCTAACGGGAACCCATCTGGCCCTAACGTTGTATTAACATAGGTATCTATTGGAATGTTTGTATCCGACAAATTTTGAGCCTCACCCCACCAATCAGTTGGTAATTTAGTTTGGGGATTTAAAGGTAAATTAAAATCAAACCCAAACTTCATACCTTGATATCCCATCCCTGGTCCTATCAATCTACCAAACATATAACCAAAATAACCTTTCCAAATTGTTGTAAAAAATAATTCAGTTAATGGTCTTTTTTGATTATCAATTAAACCATTAATTCTAATATCTTTATCAAAAGATAATGTGTAAGATTGAGACCCCTCTTTAATTGAAACTCTAGCAATTCTGTTAGGGGTAAAACCACTACTTTCAAACTTTCGTTTAACACCAAAAATATTTTGGTCAAACCCCGCATTTACTAAAACAGCATTTTCAGGGTTTGTTAAAATTTTATGTCTTCTAACATAATATGTTGAGATAGTGTCACTTGGGTTGTCACTATTAATAATTCGTTTAAACGTTCCTTCCTTTCCTGTGGTAAATGTAGTTCCCGTAAACCCAACATTAAAAATGTTAAAAATATATAAATCACTTTCATATTTTCCATCACCTAAACTATATACTTCAAATGTATCTATATTCTTGTAACCAAAATTTAATTTAACAAATTCTCCCGGAATTAATCCGTGTTTCATAGGACAAATAAATTTTATAATGTTTCTACCATTATAAACAGTTGTATCATCATTTTCAATAACAAATGGTATTCCATCTGACGCAACCCAATTTAATGTTATTGCGTTTGAAATTGAACTTATTTTAATAACCGCCTCTAATTGTTTTTGATAATCGTTTTCAAAAGGATAACTTACGAAATGATTCCAATTATATGTTGAAGCACTTTTGCTTACAAAAGTTAAATGATTGTATGGTGGTTGAGTATAACCCGGAACATCATAATCAGTTCTAATAAAATCAAATTCATTATATTGGGGTAATCCTGTCCAAGCAACACTTAAATTAATTGGACAATTATTTATTGCCGCTTGCGCTTCATTTACATAATATAAATTATTTTCAAACGGTTGATAATTTGTATTACCCGTATATGAATTATTAAAAAGTAATGAAAACTTACATGTTGGTCTAAAGATATCAGATTTTTGTCTTTCATCATCAAACACTTGTTCTAAACTAACATCAATATTCCTATCAAATTCAACATTCATTTGAGCAGTTTGAACTAAAGGAACATTGAACATCAGATTGGTGTCTGGCGCCGATTTATATCGTAATGAACCTAAAACTACTCTAGTATCAATTCTATTTCCCATATTATAATGTTGTTGTTGTATCTAACCATTTAATTGTGAATCTATCAAAAGCCGATTTACCTTTTTTTAATCCAAAATAAAAATAAAACGGTGCACCGGTATTAAACAACCTATCGTTATCTGAATTTGGAAAAATTGAATTAAACTCCGGATTTAAAGTCCCATCAGGATAAACAGAATAAATATAACCTTTAAAATATTTATTTTCAGGTCTTTGTGATGTTCTCATATATCTTGATGAAGAATTTGTTCTATCTAATAATTGATATGGATAACTAAAAAATGCCGACCCATTTATCGGGTTAGAATACCACTCATTTTCTTGAGACCCAAAAATACTGTTTGTATCTTGACCTTTTATGTTCCATTGGTAAAATGGAACTTCTTGAGTAAACACAGAAAAATAACTAAAAGTACACGGTTGGTCTACAAGTCCATCAGGGTCAATAATTGTTCTTTTTGGTGATATAAAATCTCGTGTTTGAGTATCAGAAGAAAAGAAAACACCAAATACAATATCGTTAATATTACCTGACGGATTATAGTATATAGGGTTTTGCTCTCCAGGAGGTCTGTCAGGATAATTTATTGATTGAAACGGAGCAACAGATAATTCAGAATTAATTGCTATCATTTGAGCATAATCACCATCAACCATAAGTTTAGTTCTAGTGAAAAATGTTAGAATACCAACACCTGCAATTTGTGTTAAAAAAGTAGGGCTAGCTAATCTTGTAATAATTAAAAGATTTAATAATTCAGACACATCACCATAAGTTGTAGTATTTAATCGATTAGCAACATACCCATCAAAATCGTCAGACATAACCAATTCTTGTATATATAAATTTCTTGGCCCTAAATCCATGATAGTTGTAGGATATTTTAAATTTTTAAAATTACCACCATAACCACCAAATAGAAGTTCTATAGTTGCGCCAGGACTAGGTCTATCCATACCAACAAATTCAGAAGTACTATCATTCCAAGGGCTACTTCTATAATAAAAATTATTAGTAACTTGGTCAAAATATATATTATCATTACAAAGTCTACTTACCGGTTGATTTAAACTATTAAAAATAACATCATTAGAGAATGAAAAAGGATAAAGAACTCCATTAATCCAATTGTTTGTAAATAAATGGGAAAATACATTTCTACATGCCCCAAACATAACTTGAATTCTATTTGTCCATTCAAACACAATTCTAAAATCACTACCATCTAATAATGAAAAAACTGGTTGAGTAATTAATATATAACACCCTCCATCAAATTTAACTTTACCACCACCAAAACTCCAACAATCATCACTTTTAGGTTCTATTATTAAATTATATTTACCAGGAGAAGGTTCTCTACTGTCATAACAACCTAATGGTGCCATGCTTCCACAATTAAATGACTCTAAAATTTGATTAACAACTGCCGGTTCTACAAGAGGTTCAGGGACAAAGGCACCACCTTCACCATTAAATAAATCACTTGAACCTGTACCATCAACACTTTGGTTAATCGTAGCCCCATCATCAGTTACCACAAAAATTGAAAAATTGGTGTTAGTATGTAGTGGAAAACTATTCCCCAAATTATCCTGAACAAATGTTGATGTTGGTAATCTATCTGACCTCATTACTATCTTTTTTTGGTTACTAGTTGTTAACTGATAATTTAAGGTTAATCCACTTGAATATCTTGGAGCGTAATAAACACCTTCAAGTAAAATTGAAGTGTCACCGGCACCGGTTGTTTGATTAATATCCAATCGCTGATACATCATAGAACCCCCCTCAACAATCTCACCAGGATAATACCCTCTATTGTCATTCGGAGTTAAATTATATGACCCCGCGTATCTACTATAAAATTTAGGAAAACCAAGAGAACAGTTAATACGGTATAAATACGGCACATCCCACTCAGCAATAAACCCATTCCAACCTTGTGTTCCAATTTCAATTGGAGGTAATGGTATCTCTATTCTTGACGGAGCTGAACCTCCCATTCTAATCGAAAAAGAGTTATTTATACCGGTTGTTAACGCCCTAACACTAATTCTAATTCTTGAATTAACTGAACTTAACACATATGTGGGTAGAGATATACTATACATATAATCCGTAAGAGTACTTGTAATTGTTGTACCTAACGATGTAACAACAAGTGAATAATATGAATTACCTTCAGTATAATATACAACTGATTTTGGGAATGATTCATCATTATTCAAATATAATCTAACAATCATTCTATTTGTTGGGTTAATTGTTGTTGTTGGTAAAGTAATATTAAGATTAACCACAACAGGTACCGCCGCACTAACCCACCCAATTGAAGCAACATTAGATGTTATTGTTGGCCCTATTGGTGTTCCCGTTGAATCGGCTAATTGAATTTCAACATAAGCCTTAATATCATCACTCGATGCTTGTTTTAGATAATGTAACTTAAATGTTTGTACACCACTCGGAATAACCGAAAATCCTAATTGTGGTGTTATATAATCGGAAACCAAAACATTTTGTTGGTTACTTGTTAAATTTGTTGTCACTGTTTGAGTCGATACGGATGTAGGTGTCTGAGATAAAACTTTATATCCTGATACATCTGAATTTTGACTCTCGTTGAAATAAAATGAATTTCCCGTCGCAATATTCGCAATTACAGTAGTTCCATCTGACTGCATTTCATCGATATCAATCCAATATTTAAGTATTCCTGACCCTGCTATTTCTTGAGCATATAAATAATTTACCCAATTTCCTGAAGATATTATTAAATCATCAAATGGTGTTGCCGGAGTAATAAATTGAACTATAGTAGTATTACCGTCACTGATACTAAAATTTGAAGTAGTTATTATAGTTTGAGTGCCCGTATCTTGATTTGAGATTAAATTATCAGTAATTAATGGGGATATTGGTACACTTTGAGACGCACTAGAACCTTGATAGAAATAAATATCCGATACCGGTGATGGTGGTGGAGCAGTATTTGTATAAGTATCAACAACTTTAGATATTGTAGATAATGGTAAAGTTACCGATGACAATGATGGAGCACTTTGTCCGGGAGTAAAACTACCATTTGTAGTATCTAAATTAGAATAATATGATTGTAAATTAGATGTAAACGAACTAAAACCAAATGTTGAAGTTGGGTTACCTCCAGGAGGTGGTGGAGGTGCGGGTGCTGTTAAAGAAGGTTCAAAACGAAATGAATCATAATAATAATTTACATTTAGATTGTTAACACCAACACCACCATCACTTATGTGGTTTTCACAATTTAAAGTACCCTGAATTGGATAATTTAACTTATATTTATCACCTGTCACTATTGTTGACGGATTATCGAAGTTATAACCAAATAATCTACTTAAATCATATTGAACTTTAGTTCTAGATGAATTTGGGTCAACCCCTCTAACTAAAAATATTACTTTTTGTTTATCAATTGATTTATAATAGTCTATAGGTGAAAATAATCTATTTATTGTTGACCAAGATAAATTTTTACCACAATTAATAGGTACAGGAAAATATTCATCTTCTTGAGGTTGTGTTATACGATAAAATCTCATATCGTTACTTAAAAACCTATTATTAAATGAATTATTATTATTCCAATCCCCTGTAACAGAAATAGAACTACTATTACACATTCCACTATATTCAGAATAGGTCATACCTGTAATGACTTGGAAATACTCAACATCCATAGGGAATCTAGCATATCGAGGGTCACCTGAAAAAGTAACAATTTGATAAGTTACCGGTGTAGCCATATTACCTGAACCATCTGGATTCGCATAGTTAATTGTTATTGTTCCGGGGTTAGTTGTTGACCCACTATTTATTGTTGTACCTGTTATCGTGTTAGTACCATAGTCATTTAAAGTAGTCCCTGTATTAATAACATTTAAATCTTTTGATTGTACAAAATCTTGGAAAGATAACATAACACCCGCTTCTAAATTAGCCGCACTTGGGGTACAAACAATAGCAATTACATTATCATAATGAAAATTAGTTGTTGAATTATTCAAATCCGGTTGGAATGTTACTTTAATTCTATTAACTCCACCACCAGGATTATTACCACTTTCATTAAAATATTTTGCCTTTGTATTAAATAAGTTTAATCTTTCTGATACACTTAAACTTGACGTAAAATACCCAAATTCAGGGTCTGTAGGATTTGTTGTTGTGGTTGGTATTTCATCATTATTTGTTGTAGTAAATAAACCAGGAACTCTTGTTGATGGAGTAAATGATGCAGCATTAGCATTCCCCAAACCATCACCCGCAAATAATGTTTGATAAACAGAATCCGCAGTATTAACATTTGGTGAACCTAATGTTCCATTAAATAATCTATTAATCACATATTGTGAAGAAATTTGAAATGGTGTTAATAATGACGTACCAGGAGCTTCAGGAACCTCTCCAGGTGGTGGGGTTTGAACTTCTAATTGTGCAATACCAGGTTCGTCTTTTGGTAATCCACCATTATCTCCGCAATCACAAAAAGAACACTCCGGATAAGACAAATTTGGTATTTTAATATTTTTTAACTTATCAGGAAATTCAAGAATTTGAGCTGCAATACGCCTAGCGTCGTCGATTGTTGGACAATCAAGTTTATCTCTTAATCTTCTAAAAAACCTACCCCCTAACCAACGAGGTAAATTAGCTAAACCTCCTAAAACCGACCTTAAAATACCACAGATTACTGCAACAACGGCTACTACTAGAAAAATTATACCCGACATTATTGCCGCCAAAATTTTAAGAACAAACCAAAGGATATGGATAACAGGTATTAATGATATAAAAACCGGTCTGAATAAAAATAACATTATCCAAAATAAAAAATAAATTAAATCAAACCTAAAAACACCATCATTTGTTGGGAATTTATTATTTTCACTTTCACAAGATTCGTCTAAAATATTTTTAATACCAATAAATTGACTATTTAAATATCCTTTTCTAAATTGGTCAACCAATTGTGATACAGTATAAACTTTATTATATTGCATTAAATAAAAAGTATCCGTACAATCAATCGCTGATTGAAAATCAACATAATCATCCCAATCTAAACTAAACGCATATGACTTATGTTTTTTAATTGAATTTGGGTTTGAACCACTATTAGTCCACCCATGTTCTTTAACATTTGGTACTAAAAAATATCCTCGTTTAACTGATTCAGATAACGACGGAGATTGATTCCATTTAACTTTAAAACGATATTTACCTTTAGTTGGAATTCCTTTTTTAGGGTCATCAGATATAACTTGTTCACCAAACTCATTAGTTATTAAATAATCTAAATTCATTGGGACATCAACTAACCACGCACCATTATCATCAATAACTTGACCACCTTCTTCTAAATCAACTGTCTCTAAAATTGGTTTACCCTGAGCATCTAAAAAGATAGTTTGTCTTATCGCTAATATTTCTCCCGGACCTGCAACTAAAGTACATTGTGAACCGGATTTAAGTCTCGGTTTACAATTTCTTGGAAGAGCGTCATCATCATTACTTGATACAATAGACCCCATAAAAATTGATGTTGGTCTAATATCAATACCGGATTCTTTAGATAAATCAAAATCAGTTCTTGTTATACCCAAATTACATATTTCAGGTTGACCCCATAACGGCTCAACTTCAATAGTTCTATTAATAGTAATAATTTGAGGTAAAGAATTTAAATTTGATGAGGCTTTAAAATTTATACCCGCAACTTGAGTTGGTGTTGCAAGACCCATTCTTATCAAATCTTGAGGTGACAACGAAAATTCACCAATGTCTGATAAGTCAATATCAACCACAATTGTTTGACTTCCGGCAGGTACACCAAAAATCATATAGTCACCACTAGAATTTGTTACTGTAGAATATTTGTAATACTTGTCATATACCTGTATTAAAGTAGGGTCAGTTAAAACATTGTCTCTTGTAAAAAAAGTTCCTGTTGGATTATGTCCGGAATGGGATTTAACATATGGTAATAGATTATATCTATAACCATCTTCATTTAAATCTGTTAATGTTTTGTATGGGTATAAGTCTGAAACAACAGGATTAAGTTCATCATTTGTATCTAAAGGAATAAATACGGATACTTTAGCATTTGGAATACCAAAACCATTGTTTACACTTACTCTACCAACAATAACCCCATAATCTGAGCATTGTCTAGTATATATTTGACTTGGTAATAATTTTAGAGATAATATTTCTAAATACTCAAATTCTTGGTCTATCAAGACGTTAAGTGATTTATCAACACCAGGCTCGGTACGTATTCTAAATGAATTGGACATAATAATCTTTTTTAATAAATAGTTTATATACTATTTTCAAAAGATAATTCAATAAATTTTAAAATAAATTGCTAAGAGAAATTAACTGTTTTAATATTCTTAACTCTAACATTGATATCTTTGTTTGGATATCTAATCTGATACACTTGTCTTGGTTCAGCAAAAATTGTATCATCGACTAATTCAATTTGTTTGGTTTCAGAGTCAATATATCTTTGTGATGTTTGAGAAGATGAATATTGTCCACCAACTTTATTAAAGAATGTCATATCAGAAACTGAAATTATACCATTTTCACTTTGAACTAATCGTCTTAATTCAGAAACATTAACATTCTCACCCATTTCTTGGTTTGTTGGGTCAAAATAGTCAGTTATTATATTAATTACTTGAGAAATTATAGAACCTTGATTTTGTGAGTTATCTAATACCACATCTACATTGATTGCTAAATCAATAACATTAGCACTTTCAATTGACACATAATCATTAATCATACGATAATTTGATAAATAATTCGCAACATTATTTTTTAAAGTATTTGAAACTATTTCGGTTAATCTACCGGTTTCATCATATGATAACATTTGAACTTTAATCTTATTGTTTTCTTCAGTTATTGCCACTTTAGCCGGCGCACCAAATTGTGATGGCATTGTTCTAATAATTGATTCATAATCATTTACGGTAACCGCTCTGTTTTGTGCTGTAAAGTTATATGATACTAAATTTCTTACTTCTTCGGTTGTCGGGTAATTAGCCCCACCAATCGCTGCGGTCACATTGTTACATCTTAATGAATTAACAACAGTTGTGTTTACAGATTCAGATGGACCATTCACAAAGAATGAAACAGTACCTATTTGAGTTATAACTCCAACACCTAAATTACTTCCTGTTCCACCACCAATTCTATATTGGACAAATAGAGTTGAGTTAGGTTTTAAAGTACTACCTAAAGCAAAGTTATTAGAATATTTGTATAAATTTAATGGTTTACCATCTCTAGCAAATTCTCTTAATTGTTCATCTGCCGATTGTGTACCACCACCAAACGTCATTTTAAAGAAACCTTCAGGTGTAAATTCAGTAATAAATTTAGTTGCTGTGGCAACATATCTACCAACTTTTATACCCGGATTATCCGAAACTTTTGTTGGGTCTTCAATAAAAACTCTATCTTGAGCCAACGCTTGAACTTCTAACCATCGATTATCAACACCTAAAAATTCTTGATTTGAAGGAACATTAGCATATTGTGTCCCATCTTTCAATAAAACACTTGTAACTCCTAAAACAGTCTTTTCAGGTAAAAATAATTCAAAGAATGGTCTTACATCATTTGCTGTAATAACTCTTTTAAAAACTTTGGTAATTCCATTAACAACAGTTTCTCTTTTAGTTATAGTATAATTCAGTAATTTATTATTAGAATCAAAATTCGGTATTTTTAATCTATTTGGAAATCCTTCAGCATTTGAAGGTGATGAAAAATCAATATCATAAACCGTTTCAAATACTTGACCGGCACCATTTACTTGAGAACCTCTACGTAGTATACCACAATATCTTAAATCTTCTTTATCACCAAAAGCAGGAACTGTTATTGAGAAATCAACTAAAGCAACTGAAGGTCTTTGACCCGGAACTTTTAATCCATAAGTCTTGGCTATATTAAAAACTGATGACCTTTGTTGAGCATATTGTAATACTGTTTCCTGAATACTTCTATCTATATTAAATTGAAGGTTATCAGTAACCGCAGCGTTTAAGTCTAATAATACAGAGAATACACTTGCATCATTAAAGTTGTCAACTAAATCCGGATAATAAGTTCTAGTAAAATTTACTAACTCTGTTCTAATTGATTGGAAATCTCTCGTAGTATACGATATTTTTTTATTTGCCATATTCTTTTAAATATTTAGGATTACAAAATCACTAGCGTTAAACACGTCATTATTTATTTGATAATCTATTTTTACCTTTGCAGTATGTTCTTTAGTTCCAATACCCGGTACTCTATATACACGAGTATCGTATTGGTCAATATAAGTACCTTTATCCTCCTCACCATCTGATGCTGCAGTAATACTTATATTTTTTATTGTTATTCCCGGTATATATTCTTCAACCGCATCTCTAATTTCTGCATCAATATCTGAAAAGGTTGGACCGTCTAATGGTTCAAAAATAAATTCATACAATCTTGTTCCAAAATCAGGTAAAAAATATCTACTTCCTTTTCTAGTCAATAATAAATGTATTAAATCCGTTCTTGTTTCTTCAGCACTATCTGTAGAAAGGTCTAAATACTTTCCATCATAAGAATCCCTAAAAGGGAAATTAATACCATATGTTTTTCCATCTGCCATATCTATAAATATAGTGTCGTAATTATTTTTTATAAATACCCCTAAAATAAAAAATCACGACTTAATGTCGTGATTTATATTCTTATTAAGAACCACACCCAAAACACTCAAATTCTGTGTCTGTTGGTTTTGAAGTTAGTTCAACTGTTGGTTTTTCAATTGGTTTTGGTTGACCTACTTTAGATATGTCCACCGCCAAGTGTTTAGCTCCGGTCGATATTGCCTTTGTTCTAACATAATAACAAAGAGTTTTCAATCCTTTACCCCAAGAATGGAAGTGTGATGATGAAATCTTTGATAATGTTGGATTGGACATATAGATATTCATTGATTGTGATTGGTCAATGAATGGTGCTCTGTCTGCCGCCATATCAATTAATTCTCTTTGAGATATTTCCCAAATTGTTTTATATTTTGGAATTAAATGTTCAATTCTTTTAACTTTCTTGTTGTAATTTTTATCTTCTTGGTCAAGATAATTATTAAAGTTAATATTTTGAATTGACCCTTCATTCATAATGATTTCATTTTTCAAATCTTCAGACCAAATACCAATTTTTTCAAAATCACTAATTAAGTATTTGTTAACAATTAGAATTTCACCCCCAACTACACGACGATTAAATAATGCCGAGTGAGCCGGTTCAGTCATTTCAAATGAACCTGTTATTTTAGCAGAAGATGCAACTGGCATCTGAGCCGTGAATAACGAATTACAAACCCCGTGATTAGACACTTCTAACTTAAGTGAATCCCAATCCCACATTCTACCTAATCCTTCGTAATCTAACCCCCACATATCAAATTGGAATATACCTTTTGACATTGGTGAACCTTTAAAGAATTTGTATGGTTTGTATTCACCTGATTTACATAATTCCATACTCTCGGTGATTGCTGCAAAGTAGATTGTTTCAAATATTTCTTTGTTTAATTGTTTTGCCTCTTCAGATGTGAAGATATAATCCATTAAAAAGAATACGTCAGCAAGACCTTGAGTTCCAATTGCAATTGCTCTTTGTTCTAAACCACCTTTTCTACCTTGTTCAGTTGAATAACTATTAATGTCAACAACTTTGTTAAGTGCTCTAACAACCTTTCTAACTTCACTATAAAGTAATTTGAAATCAAACTCTCCTTTAACAATAAAGTTTTTCAATACCATAGATGATAATGTACAGATTGCTGTAGTGGTCTCATCAGTATATTGGTAAATCTCATTACATAGGTTAGATTGTTTAATTACCCCAATGTTTTGATGATT